TACTTAGAAGATTATGAAGAGCGATATGATTTATACCACAAGAAAGAAGATAAAATCAAATTCGACCTCGAATTTTTCAACAAGATTACAAAGGGTGGGATTCCGAATAAAACACTCAATATTGCTCTCGCTGGCACTGGTGTTGGTAAGTCTTTGTTTATGTGTCATGTCGCAAGCAGTGTGTTACTCCAAAACAAGAACGTATTATACATCACGCTTGAGATGGCTGAGGAGAAAATTGCTGAAAGAATTGATGCTAATCTTCTAAATATTCCCATACAGGATATTACTGATTTACCTAAACCTATGTTTGATAGTAAGGTAGTATCCTTATCAAAGAAAACTCAAGGTAATCTTATTATTAAGGAATATCCTACAGCATCAGCACATAGTGGTCACTTTAAGGCACTACTCAATGAACTATCATTGAAAAAATCTTTTAAACCTGATATAATATTCATAGATTACTTAAATATATGTGCGTCATCACGTTACAGGGCAGGATCAAATGTTAACTCGTATTCCTATATTAAAGCGATTGCTGAAGAGCTCAGGGGTCTTGCAGTTGAAGCTAATGTACCTATCGTCTCCGCTACTCAGACGACTCGCTCTGGCTATGGTAGTAGTGATGTCGATCTTACTGATACAAGTGAATCCTTTGGTCTTCCAGCCACTGCTGATCTTATGTTTGCTCTTATATCTACTGAGGAACTGGAAACGTTAAATCAGATAATGGTTAAACAATTAAAGAACAGATACAACGATCCAACCATTTATAAAAGGTTTGTGATTGGAGTTGACCGTGCTAAAATGAGACTATATGATTGTGAACAGAAAGCACAAGATGATATTCTTGACAGTGGTAAGGAAGAAGAGTATAATGATATGAAACAAAAACCTAAAAAATCATTTGCAGAATTTAAATTTTAATGACTAAAAAAATTGACTTTGATAAGTATGCTCTATTCGTGGATGGTGTCACATCCGATTCCAGTAAGGATTATCAATGCTTTATTGAGAGTGTTAGTTCCCTTGACGGAAAAGGTGCCAATATTCACAGGCTTCTTACTGCTGCTGTTGGGATTAGTGCTGAAGGTGGTGAGTTTATGGAGATCGTTAAGAAGATGGTTTTCCAAGGTAAGCCTTGGAACGACGACAATCGAGAACATCTTATTATTGAGTTGGGTGACGTTATGTGGTACGTGATGCAAGCTTGTGCTGCACTTGATGTTTCACTTGAAGATGTTGTTGCAGGAAACGTAGAAAAGTTAAAGAAAAGATATCCTGGCGGAGACTTTGATGTATATCATTCAGAGAATCGGGCAGAGGACGATAGATAATAAAGAGAATATTAAATTTATAATATACTATACCCCCCTATGGACTATGAGTTAGAATTAAAAAATGAACAATTGGAAAATATGATTCATGTTTATGAGGAGCACATCAATGCTCTTGAAAAAGAAAACAAAAGTTTAAAGTTACAAGTTGACTTCTTGAAACAGCAACTAGAATATAAAACTTTTGGTAAACCGACGAATTTGGAGGAAGAAGAATGAGTGGCGACATAGGACTAGAACAACCGATCATCTTTTATGATGAAGAAATAACAGAAGCAAAAAAGATTGTATTAGAGCATAAAGGTATAAAGTTAGCATACCTTGAAATAAATAGTCAAAAAGAAAATGGCAGGGCAGCAGGGTTTTCTATACGAAGGAAGAGTATTTAATAGATTAAAAAGTAAAAATCTTGTTCCTGCTGGTGTAAAACCTGCAGGTGCTAATCCCAATGCTCCTGATGCAGTATTTTTATATAATAATCAACCTCACAATCTAGAAGTTAAATTAGATTTAGCAGCAGATTTTGGACAAGGAACTTTAAATTATAAAAATGGTGCTTGGGAATTAGGTGGTGTACAAGAATTTACAAAAGCAGGTAAACCAATAGCTGGATTTGCAGCTGCAGAAGAAATGAGAAGTATATTAAATGCTGTAGGCACTGTTCAGTTTGCAAATACATCTTGGGGATATCAAGGTGCACCCAATAAAGGAACTGTAGAAAATAAAGATCTTACTGCTGAAATGGAAAGAGATGATTATAGAAGATTTAAAGATAAGTTTTTAAGTGTTCCCTTATCATCTCTATTTAATTATTATGCAGCAAAGAATACTTTTTATATGCAAATAGGTGGATATGGTATGTACTATATGGCAGGTAATCCAGCTAATTTACCAGTTCCTAAATTTAATGGTTCGATGAAATTAAGAATACGATTAAAAAGAGGTTCTGCAACTCCAATATATAATTATAGATTTACAACTGCACTTCAAGTAGTACAAAAACCAACTAAATCTAAATTTAATATTGATGAAAGTATGGATTTTTTAGTAGCATGAATGATCTAATTGAATCACTAATACATCAGTTCAAAAAACAAAGAGTTATCCGAGGTAACATATACGATAATTTTATGTTTTTTTCTTATAAAACACTTGGTGCTGACAAAGATGATAAATATAAACATACTAGAGCGTCTATTCTTGAGTATATGACGCAGAATAAGAATGAGATCTTATTGAAACTGACCAGAAACTGATGAAAACATTTTTACAATTTATTACTGAAAGCACTGCAACCCAACAAGCAGCTAGATTGGGATTGCAGAGTGATGGTCATGGTGGATGGACAGATCGAACAACAGGAGAATTTGTAGCAAAGACAGAGAAGGGAAGATTAAAGTTTTTTAATAAGAGACAAAAAATTGGTGGTAAAGATCCAGCACAATCAGAAAAAGAAAAGAACTTATCTGATCCTAATATGGAGGCACCACCCGAAGGACAACAGGCACCACCCGAACAACAAGAAGCACCACCAGAGGAACAGCAACAACAACAGCAACAACAAGTACAAAGTCCTGATTTAGCAGCAGGTCCGCCACCAGTTCCAAAAACAAAAGGAACACTAACACTTGCATTTGGTAGATTTAATCCACCACACGCAGGTCATTTACAATTAATGGATGTCGCAGCACAGTCTGCTGCTCAATCTGCTGAACTTGGAAATGGTGATGATTATATAATTGTTCCATCAAGATCACAAGATCCAAAGAAAAATCCACTAGATGCAGATACTAAGGTATCAATGATGAGACAAATGTTTCCACAACATAGTGAAAGAATTGTGAATGATGGAGCAAACAGAACAATATTTGATGTATTAAAGAAAGCACATAATGATGGATATACAAATGTAAGAATTATTGCAGGTCAAGATCGTGTAAAAGAGTTTGATAAATTATCACAAAATTATAATGGACAACTCTATCAGTTTGACAATATGGAAGTTGTATCATCAGGTGATCGTGATCCTGATGCAGAGGGTATGGAGGGTTTATCATCTTCAAGAATGAGACTCGCAGCAGCAGAGGGAGATTTTAAAACATTCCGTGCTGGATTACCTGAAGGAACTCCAAGAAAAATGGCGATGACATTGTTTGATACTGTAAGACAAACAATGAATGTTCAAGAGATGAAAGAGTTTTGGAACATCTGGGAAATAGCACCAAAATATGATACCGAAAATTTAAGAGAATCATACATCAAAAAAGAAATTTTTAATATCGGTGATAAAGTAGAAAATTTAAATACAGGTTTAATTGGTCGTATTATTCGTCGTGGGGCAAATCATTTAATATGTGTTGCAGAGAATAATATTATGTTTAAATCTTGGGTAAAAGATCTAAGAGAGGCGGTTGTAAATGCAACTACACCATCAGGTGTACCATCCGATCAGAGACTTGTAGGAACTGACGCACACCTTGCATATGTTAAAACTATGGTGCCTGGAAGTTCTTATGGTTTACAATTTATAAATAAATACAGAAAAAGAAAGTAATTATTTTTTAAAATGAGCACTGATATAGCTGAGAGCCTACCAAAAAGAAAGTTTGCCCAAGCAGCAATTGCAAATGCACCAGCATCAACATCACCAAAAGGTAAGAGTGAAGGTGGAAAAAAAGGTGGTGGAAAACCAGCAGAAGCAAAGGGTGGTAGTGGAAAAGGTGCCTCTGAAGAGGGTGCTGAAAAGAGAATTCGTCAAGCAGTTTATGATATTAGATATCGTGCAAGAAGAGAAGATATAGATTTAAAAGCAGCATTCGCACAGTATATGTCTAACAGTTCACTAAGTCAAGCAGAAAGAACTGCTGTTAGAGAAAAGTTATTTGGTAAGACAGGTGGCATGACTGAGAAGTATATTAATAGTGCAGATGAACTTGCAATAGAAGGTGTTGCAAATGCATTATATAAGGTATTTGTAGAAAAAATGATGCAGAGAAAGATCTTGAACTTGTATATCTACAACAGTTAGATGAGGAACCTGGTCAGAAAT